CAAACCCCGTAAGATTCACTTCTTACACCTTGATCAAAACATTCTTTTATAACTGGACAAGAAAGACACATTCTATCTATCTCTCTAGCGGTATCTTGATCTGACTCGTATTTATCGAAATAAAGTTCGGTATCCGTACCAGCGCATAGTGCTTCATCTACCCACATATTTTGCTGGCACTTTCCATCCATCATTCTCTGGCTTGTAGGTTTTTGCTACTCCCCACTTACCATTACGAAACATTCCATTCTTCTTATAGATGGCATCCTTAAATGGCTTCCAGTCTACAATAGTCCACCCATCCCAGAATAGATTCTTATTAGAATCTACTAACTCATGAGCCTGATCATAACCAATCGTTGTTAAAGACATTATTCCTCGCTAGTTGTGTAAATAATCTTCTTGATTCCACTATTTCTAATTACTTCATAGCATCTGCTACATGGCTTACTGTCTCTTTGCTCTCCACGCCTATTTACTCTTGCTACATAAATAGTCGCACCTGAAACATCTTTTGCCTTCTTTATAGCATCTATTTCAGCATGTACTGAACAATGATCTTTGATATGCTCGCTTGATACTATTCTTGGATGACTTCTCTCTTTATTAAGTCCGGTAGAAATAACTCTACCACCCTTAACAATTACAGACCCGTGCTTCATTCTGCATGATGATTGAGATGCCATATATGATGCTACTGAAAGATATGCTTGGTCGCGCTTAGATACTGCGACCTTCTCCTTTAATGATCCTCATTATTTCTCCTATACCTTATAGATGTTGACAGGAACATCGTTCTGTTCAGCAGTAGATATTACTGTGTCAAATATCTCTGCTCTTTCATTCTTCGTTGATAAATATACTACACTATTAATACCATACTTGTCAAAGTTTTCCACAACGTCATTCTTTAGTACGCGATAGAATCTTGATTTTATTCCCTTTTGTCTAAAGAATCCCTCTGTTTTATTGACAAATTCTGCTGTAAATTGATTTACTTTGTATGGACCCGCCGTATAAATATCAAGTTTGCCATCTATACTATCTACTACGTTATCAATAGCGACAACTACAGCGCGAGTAAAGGTATCATAATCGGAAAACTTATTGCTTCCGTAAACAAGAATTTTCATTTTAGACCAATCTACTATTTTTTGATAATCTTTCCGCCCCAGAAACTTTTGTTCATGGGGGATGCATTAACATATCCCGGAGGGATAACAGCGAGCCTGCACTTAGCCTCTGGCTCTACTGCATAAGAAAGGATAGCACATCCGTTAGGGGCATTGTAAAGAGTACAGTTTGAACACTTTACCCCAATAGCAGCATCTTCATTTTCTTCTGCAGATTCATATCCTACCCAGATGCCTAAATCTTCATTGTCTAATGTCCCGTATCTTTCAGAGATTGACATGAGGGCATTATGAAATTCTTTTTCTGCATCCGTCAACTGAGAGTACAATTCTGCATTCATTATTTACCTGCCTTGTTATTGGTGAAGAGTCCGCCCCAGAAACCTTTATTAGTCTGTGACTCTGCAGCATAAAGAGCGCGTTGTTGCTCTACAGCCTCTCTTCTAGTCCTATGTGTTCCACGAACAGAACCATCTTCACTAACTACAGAGTATCCAGACTTTCCTCGATAATTCTGTCTAATATCATACGGCATGACAGCCTCCCAATCATTTAATAATTAATTATACCTTAATTAGTTGGTATTGTTTAATCCTGTTCTTTTGTGCTTCTATATGTATAAGTTCTATAGCCTCAGACCATTTATATTTTGTAAGGTTAAGGTTAAAGTTTTGAGAAACTATCTTATAGTTATTCTGACGTTCCTCTTCTCTGACCTCTGGATCTAACAATTTTTTAATGTGTTTTATCCAATCCTTAGAAGATTTAGCGATCCTTCCAACACCCATGTCGGCAAGATCTCTATACTCTTTGGTATCAGAGGCTACGAAAGGTATTCCAGATAGGGAGTATTCTAAACCTTTCAGATTACTCTTGGCTTCATTAAATTCATTTTTAGTTAACGGTACAATTCCAATATCTATAGGCATAAAAATATTTCCATAGTGTTGTGGTCTACACCCGCAATAGCCACTCATTTTGCCTGGATCTATGCCAATAGTTTCTGCCGCCCAGTAAGGTTTATCAAGCATGATGCCACTATGATGAAATTTAAGGCCGTAGGTGTCCACCATAGTTTTTATTGGAGCAGCAACATCTTTAAGATCGTTTACCCTCCACATCATAATTCCAACCCAACCAATAGTAGGTTTTGTTCCAGCAGTATCTATTCTATACATGAAGTCTGAAGGATTTAGGGAATTTGAAATGCGATAGACATTTTTATTATATTTACGCATTCTTTCTTCTAAAAACTTAGTGCTTGCGATAATACCATCTGCTAGTGGATATGTGGCAATAAGGTGATCTCTATTATTTTCTGGATGAGTTTCTGGGTCAGTAGTAATGAATGCTAAATTATCTTCTGGAAGTTTCTCAAAGTGATCATCAGTATCTATAATTACTGTTTGCCCTAATCTTTTTGCCTCTTCAATATACTTGGGAGCGTCTTCGTGCATAAATAATTTAAGAACTACAACATCAAGTTTGTCAAAACCCCTGTCGTATTTAGTAATTACGCTACGGTCACGAACTTTAACTCTTTCTACTGGCTGAACTGCAACGAATCCCTCTCCGTCCTTCCAGCCAATTTCTCCAATCATTACTTCATGACCAATAGTTCTTAGTTGAATGGCTGGCCCCATCATTCTTACGTTAGTACATCCACCCGGCTGTGATTCAAAATGGTCACCCCAGTCTGTTGAAAGAAAACCTATTCTCATTATTCTCCAATAAGTTACGGTATGGCGGGGGTGTTGCCGCACATTTTATTGTGTTTCCCCCGCCATACCATCTGCCTTACATTATACCTTTTTAGGAGTACATTTTCCAGGGAATAAAGACCATCCAGTATTGAATGGTGCAATTACCCATGAATATGTCAATCCTGATCCCCAAAGGGAGTAATACATACCTGCATCAACGTACCATGTATCTTTTTTATGGGAATATCCATATCCCCAGTTATGCATCAGTCCCTTGTCAAAGAAATGTTTCTTAACAATGACCGACTGCTGGTATCTATCTAGCATTGCAGACCTAGACCACCATGATTTTCCAGACCATGCACTCGTCTGTATCTGTGCCCATCCTAGAGCACCTGAATACCATGGGGAACCTTCATCAAGGTTCTGGTGCTTAGATTCTCTCCAGGTTATAGCCCACATTCCTCTAAGCATTCCAGGCTTTGTAAATCCTGCCTTAAAAAGAATTTTAGATGGCTTGTCATTACATTTTTCTGGTAATGTCCAAACCTTTTCTTTCTCTGCTTTTCTTTCTTGTGCATCAGCGGTGACAGGATTCCCTGCACTATCCGCCAAGGGCGCAGACTTAGCATACGCCATACTTGGTGCGACAATTAGAGTGGCTGCCAAAACTACAGCGGCAATCCAATCTACTGCCAAACCAATTTGGTTTTTTGTCGTCATATTGACCTCCTTGGGCGGCAACATTAATCTACTCTACAGTAGATAATAATATAAGTCAACCGTTGTAGGGGACTGCAAGACCATTCATCAACATCATTTCATTTAAAGAGAAGTGTTTATCAATGAATATCTCACCAAGGATTCTTCCATACTTGTCTTTTGAATCTAGTTGAGTTTGAACAACAACTTCCATTCCTACAGCCAGAGCATTTTCAACAAAGGCCTTTGCTAGTTTACCTTCTTCTGTAAATCTTTCTGGTGCGTTTATTCTAGACAGTCTAACTCTTTTCACAACATAGGTATGAAATCCTAAATCAATCGTCAAGTCTACAGTATCTCCGTCAACAACTCTTTCTACATACGCTTTATATTCATACATTTTTATTCCAATTTATTATTTCGATCATATTGCTATAAATATTAATGTGTGGCTTCATAACATAGCCGCTCTCTGATTTAACTAAGCAGTAAAACGTAAATTGAGTCATTAGTAAACAGAACCACACAAATAATTTTTTGCGCCAACTATAAGAGCCGCGCCAAACTTAGCACCATCGTCATTGCCCATATCACTTTTTACTAGAGCCTGTGCCAAAATAGCCGTGACCTGATCTTCAGACAGGCCAGATGAAAGTCCATCGCAAATGGTAGTTCCTAGTTCAATAATATCTGATTCATCTGCAATGCTTCCATAGATTCCTCCATTATCTCTAACGAAATCTACAAACTTCTGTGAATTGATAGTTACGCCATCATCCAGACTAGGTGCTGGTAGGGGTACTGGTGCCTGCTGAGTGACAGTTACTGTCGGTGCTGGGGCTGGTGCAGCCTGTGATGTGCAGCCAACTAGCGCAACCGCAGAAATAGTAGCAGCAATAATGATACTTTTCATATTAATCCTTTTCTATAAATGACTTGCCCACGACACTAATAATATAGTAATCGTGGGCATAATGTCAATAATTATGACTGTCTGGCAAAGATAGCATCAATTTCTGCTACATGGGACGGGCCAAATCGTGCGGCCTCATGCCTTGCTCTTTCCCATTCACTCTGAAGTTTATAGTTGCTTGTGGCATCTGTTCTAAATACTTCTGAGAAAAAATGTGCAAACGCTCTCATTACATCCTCCTTGTGGGTTGATACTTTAATCTTATCAGGGTACCAGTAAGGGGTCAAATTTTAAAGGTGTTTTGTGAGCAGTCTCACTCGTCAGCGTCCCATCTGACTATCATTGATGCATATCTTAATCCTTCAAGAAACCATCTAATTCTATCTACATCTTCATCTTTTTCTTGTACATGATAAGAGTTTGTTGTTTTTTCTATCTGGGAGGCAAATACTTCCCGCCAATATTTTTGACACTCATTATCTGAATGTATTTCCATGCTCTGACGGCAGGAATCGAACCTGCAGGATAACACGTTAACAGCGTGCCGCAACTGCCAATAGTTGCCCCGTCAGATTGGCTTAACTAATATAATTAAGCAAATTTTTTATCTTGCTTTTATCTTCTTCAAGAATCCCAAGAACAAGATTGCATTGTCTACACAGTAGACCTCTGACGCACTTTCCGCAAGATCTATCTTTTTTGCAACATGAGTGATCGTGATCTATTACTTGAGCCTTATTATTTTTACATGAATGGCATAATCCATTATGTTTATTTAACATATCTAGATAGACACTTTCATCTAAGTGGTGTCTTTTCCATGCGGGAACAAATTTAGTGTTCATTTTATTTTTAGCCGCTGTTTTATCTGGATTATTTTTATAATAATTAATCATATAGTCTGTATGGCATCTTTTGCAAATGTTTCTTCTTCCATCTTTCATGCTTTTATCTTTGCAAAAATCCTCTAAAGATTTCGTTTTATCGCACACCCTACATTGTTTAACAGTCATCTTAACAGTATATCATACAATTCGAACAATCGCTGGAGAATCAGGGGTCGAACCTAAACTAAATGTTCCAAAGACATTTGTGCTGCCATTACACCATTCTCCATAACCGATGTGCCAGCGGGTAACCAAACCATCCCAAGGAATTCTGCACGTTTGACTAACTTCATACTGGAATCAACCGCGTAACTCGGCATTGCTGGCACATCGGGGTCTATTCGGTTATATCGAAAGCAGAAGACTTCCACATTTTATTGGACTGCTCTCTCCTTCTCATAATAGCATTTCTTTTTGATTCCGCCCAGGATCTACCTGAGTCTCCGCCCCAAAGTAGCCATGCGATCAAGCCATTAGAAGGATAGCCCTCTTCACCCTGACTCCACCCCTTGCCCTTTTTATCAACCGCGTGGCGACTAAAGAATGAGTGCATTCTTAATACTGTAGACTCGCTTAGATTCTTTTTATTAGAAATGTCTCTAGCCCTTGCAATTCCTACTGAGGTGCCTCCACGATTAAACTCATCTCTAAGAGCGAGTCCGCGCCTCGCATTTGAAGCCATAGAGTCTGTTGGGATATACGATTCAGCCATCTATTCTATTCCAATCTGAAAGATTTATGTAATATGCTTGAAAATGTATTTCGCAGACATAAAGCATTGAGCCTTTTCTACTACCGTACCACTTTGCTTCCTTACCACAAAATGAACATATTTCCATGATTAATTATAGCATTCCAAGTTTTGTGGCGTAGTCGTACATTATGATGCCACTTGCAACGCTAACATTTAGGCTTCTAACACTACCAAGTTGAGGAATCATAACAACATCATCTGCCATGCCAAGCCCCATGGGGCTAACTCCTCTAGCCTCTTCTCCAAATATCATAAATGTATTTGGAGCCCAGTCATACTGTGTAATTGGAATGGCTCCAGGAACATTGTCAACTGCCACCCATCGCATATCTCTAATATGTGGTTCATTAAGGTATATATGGTCAAGGCTTGGGGAGTACTTTAGGTGTATATAGTTTTGGGTGCCAACCGCTCCACGGCGATCCCATCTCTTATTACCAATGATCCAAGATTCTTTTGCAAGAAATGCATTACTATTTCTTATTCCAGATGCTTTATTAAAATCACCAGAGATATTTTCAAAACCTACAACAAATGGGAGTCTCTTTGTATCTAGATCCGCCTTGATCTGATCATTTTCCCATTCCTTGTAATAGTCAATCACGTTCCTCGTATCCATAGTCTGGGTTACCTCCAAAGTAAGAACCTGTGCTGTAAATAAGATACATCATAGATTTTTCATCAACAGTAAGATCCTCCGCGTCTACCCATGTATCTGACCTGTCTGTAAGATAAACAAAACCTAGTCCACCTTCAGACATTTTAAGATCTATGTATCCTTTGAACCAAAGGCTACTGAGTATATCGGAATCTTGCTCTCGCATCCATTGTACAAGGTCAGCCTGCTCCGTGTAAAATAATTCCGTTATTTTATATAAAGGGTCTCCAACCGGATTCTGCCCAACCTCTTCAATGTATCCTTTTTCAAGCATCATCTTGATAAGGTCTTCACTCATGTCCATGGTTATACCATTCCTATAGAATTAATATACTCATCCAAATTTTCTTGTTTTTGTGGAGGCTGTATGACATTTCTTTGAGCCTCTTCTTTTTCACGGTCTCTCACAAGTTGTTTAAATGTATGAACCTCAATCTCAATCTCTTCATCTTCTTTTCTAGAATAAGCAATGGCATTATATATTGCTCCGCATACGGCGTCAGAAAGATCCTTGCTTCCTTTTCTTGGGTGGTCAACCTTGTCCCTTATAATTCGAAGTTGCAAAAGTTCATCTGTTAAAAGTTTGATACTAGGTCCGACTATTCTTTCCTCGCCAACTAACATAGCCATATCATCATAGTGTTTCTTAGCAACAGATAAGGTCTCTGTTTCTATTCCAATCATCCTTAACTCAGACATAATATCGTGCGAGTTCCACCTATCGAAAGTTACCTTCTTGATATTAAATCCACGGGATCTAAGGTCTACTATAAACTGTTTTACTTCAGAGAAGTCCACAGATTTATCTGAGGTGGGGGTCCACCATCTGACACAATCTACTACAACTATCGGGCTAACTACATTGTGGCTCATAAAAGATTTTATATGCACCCATCTATCTACATGAGCCATGGAAACAGCGCAATGATCATGCTTCTGTGCAAGGTCAACATGGATGTAGTACTCTTTGCTTTCCTGCGGCCTAAACCAATCTCTAAATCTTCCATCATCATCCACGCCGTTCATCGGCTGATTAAAGCACGTTAATATCTTTTCTTTAGATTTGAAAAAGGCGTCTACAGCATCTGGAGGCATACATGCGAATCTACCAAGGGCATCTACTGGATTATTATAAAATGCAATTTTAAAATCATCTATAGATCTAGTTGGATTTACTTCCCATGTGGGTCGGCGCAATGCAAATACTTTAGGATACTTGTATGCATTTATATGATCTTCTTCCCACTCAACGGTAAACTCATTCTCCGGCATATTTTCTATTTCATCATCTAACTTAAATTTGTGAGATTTAATCTCAACATCTTTATCTGCCACGACAGCGTTATATCTTTGTTGAATAAAGTCATCACGGTACCTGGGGAATGAAAGAAGAACTACCTTTCCAACGTCTGGAAATCTAGAGTCTACGGAGGCTCTATACATATCATAGATCGCCTGCCCAGTTTTTGCCTGCTCGTTACCACTTGTAGATACTGTACTAAACCCAGAGATCTCATCAAGGATCACACAGATAACATTATAGCCCTCCCAAGACTCCCTTTCTGAGTGACCTGAATGGCATGTAATTGATTTATCGAATGATACGCTTTGTGCCGTAATGTTATATTTCCCTACAAACCAGGGAGAGTCTTCAATTCTTTTGCGAAAGCCTTTAAAGAACACATTCTTAGCCTGCTCAGAGTTGATGGCGATATTAATAATATCAATAGAGTCTCCTGGGGGCTTGCCGAAATACTTTGCTGGGTCCTTTAGACATAGTAATAGATAAACAAGGTAGGTTACTGAGATGGTAGAAAGATAATCTTTCCCGCTACCTTTTCCTAACTGCAATATAACTTCATTGCAAGTTTGTTTAAATCTTTTTAGACCCTCTTCTTCTCCATAAAGTTTGATAAGAGTATCTTTTTTATAAATCTGTGTCATGGCTTTAATAGCCTGGTACTGATACTGTGACAATGGCGGTAGGTGAAGATAGTCTTCATTTGTGACAAACTCTTCAACGTTTACGGGGTGCTCGTCAAACTCGTCTTCTTCCAGGGCCGATATAAAGTCATCAAACATTAGAAGCCCTCTGCCTTGCCAGTAACCTCTTCTAGACGCTTAAACACTTCTCTCTTACAATGATCACAGTCCGCTACAACCTCTTTAAGAATTTTAACCAGAACTTCCTGTTTACGCTCAGTCTCAATTATCTGCTGGGCAATTTCACTATCTTCAATCAGTCCCGCTTTTTGCAGCATATCTATTTGTTTTTGTTGAATATCTGCAACAATTTTAATTCCAGCCGTTTTTTTACCTAAATCTCCAATAACACCGGACTGGTTAATAACATCCCAGCCCTCCTCAATGAGCATTGAATAATGCCTATCTGCTCCTGACAAAGCCTCTCTAGCACGCATTTGAATTTGTCTATCACTCTGGATTACTGACCGCCATTCATCTAGGTACTCTTGTACCTCTGCTCTCTTAAATCCAGTAAGTTTTGCAATAGAGGATGGGTTGGTAGTTCCTTTAAGGAATACATCGACTACCTTATTAATTTTTTCCCATCGTTCTGCTAGGACTATATCAGTTGACATTCATCTTCTTCCTAATACTTTTTTTTGCATGTACTACACCCTTTAGTCTATCTACATAGAATGATCTGTATTCTCCAGTAGTAGGGCTATAGCAGTCTATCCAGGTTACATCCTTTTTGATATTATGCGCCAGTCTAATAAATCTAAATGATCCGCGAACATCTTTAAACTTAAGACTGTCACCTGGCTTAATTATATCTTTACCAAATTTAAGTTCATAGAATACTGATATATCTGGGTTAACCCCATAATGTGTAGACTCTTTATCATTATTAGATTGTTTTGACATGACTCTCCTAAACTAGGTAGCGAAACCGCTTTTTCCGCGAGTTGGAGCCCAAACCATTCCTGGTGAATCTATATTTCTTATAATGCTTTTGCCACAGTCTGGACATACAGCATTGTCTCTTTCTTCTATTTTAAGCATTAACTCATGAGACTTGTCGCATTCAATGCAGGTAAAAGTATATAGTGGCATTACTTCCATGTCTCCTTTATTGCAATACTCAATAGTACCAGATACCCCATCAAATCGTCAAGGTCGTTTTCTTTAAAGGTATCGTCCCCGTTCATAAATCTAGATAATTTATCATCTATACGAACTTTCAACTGCTCAGTTGTGTCCGACCGTGAAAATACTCTTACGGGGTTGAGTGCTGAATTACCATATGATCGATTTTTTTCTATTAGCAGGGTGGTAACCCTATGGCATTCATCTTGAATTGCCATCTCAACAGTATTGCGAGGAATTAACTGCACACCTTCTTTTATATCTTCCATAACTTTCTCAGCATACATGCGCTGTAGGTCTTGCTCAATCATTTTTTACCAAACTTTCTTGGGTCGCGGATAAGGTCATGTTTTACTAAATACCTATAAATAGTCTGATGGCTAACATTACACTCTTTAGCAATTTCTTCAAGGCTCTTTTTTTCTACAGCATATCTTTTAGTTAGATAGGCCTTGCTTTCATAAAGTTTAGCCATGACTTGTCAGTTTCTCGTAAGAATAGTAGGCAATCCCACAAGCATCTGCAACATCATTATCATCTATACTCATCCCATACTTATTGTTAAAAAAATCTATAGTCCTTTGTTTCCGTATGCTTCTTGAGGTATTACGATACCATGCTTCTGATTTTCCTGGGTTCTCTTGTTTTATTAATTCTTTTTCTTGCTTAGTTAAGTTTTTATTTCCTATATAGTTTTGCCATGTTGCAGGAGGAACTGTAATTATTGATCTTGAGTCTAGGGCCAATTCAGATATTAGGCTTCCTACTATCATCGCCATATTAATTGCCACGGCCTGAGATTTCACCATAATGGCAGACTCTATACAAATATAATCTGGATGAACCTCTTCCTTAATAAACTTCATCTTGTCTCTGCAGTCTACTACTTTATCATAAATGTTGTTGCCATTGAAAGTAATTTTCCCCCACTTTATTGGCTCCTTATCAAAAAGGCAGAAGGCAAATGAGTTAGTGGATGAGTCCACACCCATAACAACCTTAGCGTTTTGTTTTATTAATTTTTTTAATGACATTGTTAATAACCTCTAGTATCGCTGAGTCTTCATTATCTTTTTCTTTCTTATGGCAGGAAAAGCATATATCAGCATCATTATATCTACTTAAGAGTTGTCCACATGAGCAGTATCTTTTTGCGCCACTTCTTCTTTTTTTATTTTCATAGTACCTCTCCATAATTTTTTTATTTGTTGCTAGTCTGCAACATGCTGGAGTGCAATACTTTTGATTTTTTTTATTAGACTCAAAGGGCGTACCGCAGTTAGCACAGTTTTTCATTCAACGCCAACCTTAAGATTATTTATCTTCTTGTCGCCATCTTCTTTTTCTAGACAGGTTTCTGATACTGGGCAGGACTTACAGGTCCATGTAGATTTAGTGTAACCTCTTCTTGGGAGAATGTTATCTTTATAAGATGAATAAACCTCCTCCATCCATTCAAATACATAATCGATGTAATCTTCATTCTTCTCACTCATCTGAATAGGAATCGCTAGAAGTTCGTTGTCATTTTTATTTTCGTATAAGATAAATCCTTCTTGGGCTCCCTCTATTTTCATATAAACTAAAAGTTGAAGAAGATGGCTTGGAGAAGGGATTCCCTCACTCTTTCTCTGAATGAAATACTGGTCTTTGATCGTTTTAATTTCACCGATAATTTCTTCATCATCTATCTCCAAAACTACATCGGCAAAACCACGGACAGGAGGCTTAACACTTTTTATTTCACGCTCTTTTTGTTTAAGAATGCCTGTGCTTTCTATAAGTTTTTCTATTCTTTCATGAGCGTCTGTTCCAGACCTCATAGAGGCAATATTCGCCGCTGGGATATTTTCAGTAAACTCAGCACCGTTGAAGGCAATGAACCAGTATCTAGCGCAAGTACCATGACCGTAGCCTATGGTACTAGGTGCAAAGGTTTTCTTCTGCTTGAATTCTTTTACAGTATTAGTATCTTGATATGCAGAATTAAGCATCTTAACAAATTTCTTAGAGTTTAGTTTTGTATCCTTTGGTTTATTAAGCAACGAGGATATTAAATTTTTAGTCATAATTAACCTAAATTATACCTTACGATGTACTTCAAACTGTCTACTAATTTGTCTAAGGCGTCCTTTGTTGAATAGTAGATATTCTTTTTAATATTATTGGGAGATCCAGTTGGACCCTTTGCTGCCGTCGAATACCAAGCAGCAAGAATTCCAAACTTAGCAGAGATGGCCTGCAGTTTAGCGATAAGAGTGATAGCCTGAGTTGGAGGAATGTCTGGCTTAGATATAATTTTTACAATCGCAGCCATAGCCTCATCAAGACTGTCATCTCTGACAAAATCATGAATGTCAGCAAACTCCGACACTTGATTTATCAAATCAATCATGTCTTCCATCTAGTTCCTCCAATAATTCTTCTAGCAGGCTCCACTCAATAACGGCTAGCCTGGTCTTTCTATTGTCTTCTCCCAGTACAATCATCAGCATCGGGTTCTTAGTATTATCTGTTTTTAAACAGTCGGTAACTATTTTTGCCCACATATCCTGATTTAAAGATATTGATTTTTTATATTCTTTAATATCCACAACAAATTTATCTATACTACCGTCACCCTTTTGATATTGTCCACGACCACTATTCTTGTGAGCCTTAGCGCCCATTCTCCGCAACTCAGACCTCTCGCTCAAAGTCTTGCGCTACCTTCATGCCCATTTGGGCACATCCAGAAGATCTTTCTATTTTCCTCGTCGTATTCGCCTTCTTTAGCAACCTCATAGCAGCCTTGCTCTGGGCATGAGAATGACCCCTCCATGGTTCTAAATTTAGGTGGAGGCCCTGAGTCTGGTGTTGAAGTAAAGGTCTTTGGGTCTATCATATTTTTTCATATACCAATCTAGTTAATTCTTCTTGCATATCAAGATCCTCTCTTGCTCTTGCAATAACATTTGCACGACCTTGTATTCTATCTCCTAGAACAGTATACCAAGCCCCACCGCGCTCTATTATTCCAAGCATCTCAGCGGTATCTACTAAATCAGCGACCTGATCTACTCCAACATGCGAACCCTGGAAGTAAAAGTCATAAGACCCAGTAATAAATTGTGGCCCTGTTTTATTGTAGTCGATTGTCCAATTAACTGGCCTTCCTACCTTCTGCTCAATAAGTTTGTCTCCTACGGAGATTTTATCTTTAATAGATGATGCCTCTGCCTCACTAGACCAAAGTTTAATAATCGTACTAGAGAAAAACTTTACAGCCATTCCACCTGTGGGAATATGGCTAGCGTGCATGGAGCCAAACTGGTTACGTTGTTGAGAGATAAGGATAAGAAGAGTTTTATCATTAACGTAGTTTAACATTTTGACCGCGTGGGTCATATCCTTTGCTTCTGCTCCAATTTGTTTAGTATCTTGCAACTGCTTTAGTTCAGATCCATCTTTTTCAAAGTAGATCGCTGGCAGTAGTGCAGAGATGGAGTCTACAACAAGGAGGTCCACTCCCGACTGGATAAGTTGCGTGCCAATGTCAACCATATCGTTAATTGTTTTTGCTGATGAATAAAGAAGTTTTTCGGAATCGACTCCAAGTTTCTCAGCCCACTCAGGAGAATATGACTGTTCGGCATCGATCCACGCGCATGTCTTCCCCTCTCGTTGTGCATCTGCAATAAGTTGCAGGCAGAATGAGGATTTTCCAGCACTCTTATTGCCCCAGATAAGAACTTGTCTACCATATGCGAGGCCTCCTTTTAAAGCAACGTTAAGTGATAGGCTTGGTGTTTTTTGTTTATGTATCTCTACATCAGCGGCGCTTCCTACCATCTTTCTTATTTTTGGGTCTAACCTGGATAGGACTTCCTCCATCATCATGTCGCTCATTAAAATGACTCTCCAATGTTTCTGCTAGTTTTTTAATACCCTCGTATCTTGATCTGTGCAGGGTATCAATAATTTTTTCCATCATATCTTCATCATGTCCACGGATTACCATAAGTTTCTCTCCGTCTGAACCATGAAGAAAGTAAGCATTCATTATATCATCCCAAGACGCCGTGCAGCCTTGGTCGTTCTTGATTAACTAAAGATTTTTTTGTTAAGATCTCATCAAGCGACGGGTAATCTCCGTAGTAAACCTTCAGGCCTTTGTATAGATCTAGTGTTCTAATGATAAGATCAGCAATCTCTTCTACTACCGCCTGTTCTCCCTTTTCTTTCCTAAGAGCCTCTAAAATTTCCGTAGCCTCAGAGTGGATCATAGCAATTTGCTTTGCGTAAAATATAAAAAAGTCTTGTTGATCCATTCTTGAAATTGGTTCCCAAAACCCCTTTTGTTGCGCGGTATTATGTAATCTATCTGCTAATGTATCTAATGTCATCTAACAAATCCCTTTAATGTAGTAGCGCCTGTGTTAGTCTCACCGAATATTGGCTTGCAACTTGTACCAGGCTTCATGTGTGCTAAAGACTCTGCATAGACAGAAGGGAAGACGATTACTGAAGTTAGTTCTTTATCTTCATTAGATAGAACTGCGTGAGCCATTCTATCCCCCTTCTTAGTTTTTCTAGGCTCAACATCAACGACGTAGTATTCATCAGACGCGAGGACCATAGTCTTTGCCTTTAGAAATTGTACAAAAGGAGACTGTGAAGAGTCAAGGGAATCTGGTGGAATGAATGAAGCAACTCTATTGTCTGCCACCAAGAATATATACATTCTCCCAGCCTCTACCTGTGTGTCTTGGCTATGGAATACGCCAACGCTGCCAGTCTTGTCTACAATCTCAATGCGGCTCCATCCATCCCCACGCTTGATAGATTTAACCATACCCATAATAATAAATGCGCCTTCTTCTTCATATTCTTCTACTGGCTTAAAGTATGACTCTACCCATCGTGGAATATTAGTTACAAACTCTGGAATGTTGAGGTACTCATAAAAGTTTTCTCTTTCATTACCAGTTCTAGGGTTGTCTTGGAACGCTGCCCCTCCAATTCTATTTAATGCATCTACAGCGCGGCTATTAACACCAGACCCCTTTGTAGTAGTAAATTCTATAAACTCAGAGTACGACCTAAACGGGCGTGCCGCAATAATCTTTTTAGCAATTCCCTCAGAAATAAATTTTACGTTTCCAAGTCCGAATCTGATTGCATCACCTTCTAGAGTAAAGTCCTCACCGGACTCATTAATATGAGGAAGTCGAACCTTAATGTTCATTCTCTTAGCCTCAATCAGGTAGTCTGTTCTTTTATCCTTGTCTCCTTCATTTCTTAGCAGGGAATACATAAACTCTATTGGGTAGTATCTTTTAAGCCAAGCCGTCCAATAAGATAGCGTAGAGTAGGCAACAGCGTGACTCTTATTAAAGGAGTATCCAGCATGGGCCTCAAATGTATGCCAGAGTTTTTCTGCTGATTCTTTAGAAATGTGCTTTGAAGCGCCAGAAACAAACTGATCCTTGAACTGATCGAATTCTTTTGCATCCTTCTTCTTTCCAATAATTTTACGAACCTTATCGGCTTCTGCCATGGTCATACCACCTAGGTAGACACACGCCTGCATAACTTGTTCCTGATACAGAATACATCCATAGGTATCCTCTGTAAATTCTTTTAGAATTGGGTGTATATAGGATACAGCCTGACGGCCTTTCTTTCTTTTAATATAATCTGCACCAATAGTATTCATGGCACCAGGACGAACCAGAGCGTTTGAAGCCGCTAGTTCATTCAGATTGCTTACGCCCATTTTTACTAGAAGGTTGGTGTATGGAACTGCCTCTGCCTGAAACACTCCCTTTGTGAATCCAGCACTCAGGTCCGCGTATACTTCTGCATCGTCCATTGGAATATTCTGTAGATCTATCTCTATTCCCTTGCGCCCCCTGATACTATTTATCGTATCTTTAACAACGGTTAGAGTCTTAAGGCCAAGGGCATCAATCTTAATCAGACCAATCTCAGCCGCCATATCCATGTCTACGGCGACCACCGGAATTCTTGCGTCACTCTGAGTATCTTTTCTAGTTTCCATGGGAGCGTAAGAAGAGATATCTGTCTTTGATGTTACGATTCCAGCCGCGTGTAGCCCTGTTCCACGAATTCTTCCACGCAATCTATCTGCGTATTCTACAACTTCAGGATACTTAGATCGAAACTCTGAAGCACTCTTGCTACGAATAAATTCATCCCAAGTCTCTACACCCTTGAGTGCTTTATTTACTTCCGACAACGGGATATTAAAGGCTCTAGCAACGTCCCTGACAACCCCCTTGTCTCTGAATGTATTGAATGTAGCAATAGATGCAACATGCTTATACTGTTTAATTAAATAATCTTTTACCTCTCCGCGACGGCGGTCTTCATAGTCTGTATCAATATCTGGAAAGTCATTTCTCTCTGGGTTAATAAATCTAAAGAATAGAAGGTTATGCTCAATTGGATCTACGTCTGTGATGCCAAGAGCGTAACAGACCAGGCTTCCGGCAGCAGAGCCTCTACCTGGACCAACAAGGATGCCGTTATCCTTAGCCCAAGAAATCATGTCCGCAACTACTAGGAAGTAGGATGCAAAATTCTTCTCTTTGATAATGTTAAGTTCTTCCTTAACTCTCTCTAAATACTCTAGAGTTATCAAGTCTTTTTGTCTTAGACCATCCATAGTAATTTGCTTAAGTTCTGCATCTGGATCTTTATGGGTTACAGGAAGAAGGTCTACCCCATCTTTAACGTCGTAAGAGGTTATCTTTTCAGAAATCTCAATGCTATGCTCATAGATATCTTCTCTATCAATGCCCTGCGCCATCATCCGATCTTTTACATCTTGGTATCCCATAAGCCAGATATCAAGATCTTTGAATGACATTTGACGTTCACCATATAGGTAATCTAATCTTTCAATAAGGTCTTTAATCTTTCTACTCTTTCCAAAATCTACGTCCTTAATAATCTTTGGGTGAGTCCCAAGAATAAGCATGATCTCTTCTGCAACCCTGTCTTCTGGAGAGGCGTAGTGGCAATCTAGAGTAACTACAGACTTAACTCCGTTATTATCGGCTAGGTCCAACAGGGAGTTATTTAACCAGGCTGGGTTGTGTGGCTGTAGTTCCATATAAAAGTCATCGCCAAAAACATCCTTGAACCATCTAGTATATTGAATCGCTGCAGAGTCATTATCATTCTCTAGAGCCTTAGAAATTATACTGTTCATACACCCAGATAGAATTATTAATCCATCTCTATAGTTCTCCACCATATCAAAATCTGTTCTTGGCTTAACAAAGAATCCCTCAACCCAGGCATCCTCAGAAAGTCTATTTAGATTATTAACACCAATATCATTTTTTGCAAGAACAATGAGGTGATTGTATACCTGATCGTCTGGCTTCCTTTCTTTCTTAGACCTTTTATCTGTCCTGTCAGAAGTGAAGTAGGCCTCAAGGCCTAGGATGGGCTTTACCCCTGTATCACTAGCCGCTTTAATAAAGTCTCTGTGACCAGACAGAGATCCATGGTCTGTAATGCTAAGGGCAGACATACCAATTTCTGCCGCACGCGACATTAATTCTTGTGGAGAGGAGTACCCGTCCAAAAGACTGTAGTATGAATGAGAATGATGGTTATGAAACATATATCTCCAATAATGAGTATGGCACTAGGAAGTATATCCTAGTGCCAACCCAAGCGTCAAGACTTACCAATCGACAGATGAACTTGATGTTGTATCTACGTCTACACCCATGTAGAATGCTTCCTGGTCTGGGTATGTTACTGAGCGAACTGCAACCTTTTCAAGTTCGTAGGGCTCTACTCCCGACCAATCAAACTTCTCAGTATCCGGTGCAAGAGGGATAAGGGTATAACTGGTCTGTGTTCCAGTACCGGACCTCTTAAGACGCCATTGAAGGTTAGTGATTGACTGAGTATCACCAGCATACTCAATAAGAATGTTGGTGGCTGGTGACTTCTGTCCTACGCCCTGTGACCATACTGCTACATACTGATCAGTACCGTCGTCAACAAGGACGTTTGTGTAGAAACGGAGTCGGGCCTTCCATCCAGCCTTTGGGTCCTTACGATGCATTTCACAGCCAAAGCAGCGACCTTCATCATCTAGCGAGCAAAGACCCTTGCGGCGGTAATCCTTTGGATTGGTGTGCTCTGCAACAACAATTGCAAGACCACGATCTTTATTGTAATGTGGAGAGTCCGGGTCTAGTTCATTTACAAAGCGGATCTTCACGCTCTGCCCATCCTCTAACTTAAGCCAACGAGCACGACTTCCCTCTTCTGTCTGGGGGCGCTCCATCTTACTCTTAATATTCTTCAAGCCTGTAATAACTGACATATTTATTTCTCCTATAAGTATTTGACCCTATAGATGGGCCGATGAATATATTATACCGTTAATGTTAAATGATTTCCAGAATATTTGTTAAATACTTCTACTAATTCTTCATTTGATAGGTCCCCAACATCTTTTGCATTGCTTAGTGAAACCACATCTATGCTTTTATTAGTTATACCTTTGACTATTTTATCTGTCATTTTATGACCAGCATCATCTGAATCGGGGCAAATTATTATCTTATTTGCATACTGCTGTAGCAAAGACAACTGTTTTCTACTTACTGTAGCCCCAAGGGTAGCGACCGCACTAAATCCCTGCTGATGCAATCTGATTACATCAAATGAGGACTCAACAACCACGATGGAATGTCTTTTAACCCTATTTAAGTTGAATAGAATTTTACTCTTTGGCAGCCCAACACTATTTTTAAATGACTTTCCTTCAACCGATCTTGCCACAAACCCAAGGCACTTTCCATGCTCATCAAATACGGGGACAATAACCATATCTTGCTTCTCTGAAAAACCAAGAAGAAACTCTGAGAATGAATCATCCTCAATATTCCTTCTATAGAAATACTCTCTGGCCCTATTGCTAGATAGTAGATTATTATGTAATTCATTAATTAATTTCATATCGAATTGTGGGTACTCTTGGCTATTCTCTATAGCATCATCGACTTGTCTTTCAATATCTACAGTATTCTGACGAGAATTTACAAGTCTAGCCGCCTCAAAGTACGTTCTATTGGTAGTTCTCATTACCATGTCGATGACATTTCCCGATTCCCCACATGAGAAGCACAGGAACATTCCGCTAGATTTATCTATCTCGCAGGCTGGTGTATTTGTATTGTAATGAAATGGACAGAACAAAAGAAAGTGTGTGTCTATCTCTCCGCCAATTTTAATGTTGCATGACTTTAATACAGACTCTATCTGTCTTTGCTCGTAAAATCCATTGGTATTAGATTGTTGCCGCTTACTGCTATATAGCATCTAGACTTTTTCCTTCCAACGAAAACTCCATATATTGTAAGAAGAAAGGCGTATCTTTCTTCTTTATATTCTAGACTAAAAGCAGGCTCAACGTCAAGGTGCGGGACATACCCTTGCGTTCTCATCATATCTACAAGGATAGTTTCATATCTTTCTCTAATTTGTGGGATATCAGCATCATCTTCTATCATGCCGTCAATGTGAAAATCTTTTATTCTTTTGTGTCCCACAAAACTCATAGATAAATTATATCGTGTTTACACTTCTGTATATTCTAATATTTCTTTAAATATCCCTCTGTCAAAATCTACCTGCATAAAGAAGTCACCCATAAAACCGTGACGATTTTTTCTAAAGGCAGCCTCTAATACATCAGAGTTCGCCCGTCTGCCCATACTTAAAACAAAGTCAGCGTCGTATGCAATCTGTCGTGACCATGCTACCTGACCTAGTTGCGGTACTGATTCAAGGTCCGTGGAGTCGTCTGGTGTAGCAGAGGCAATAGCAATAATTGGAATCTGCTGTGAGATTGCAAGAAGTTTTAGTTCTCTTGAAAGATTCTTAATCTTTACTGTTTCATTTTGAGATGTTCCAGAGTTGTCCGTCATCAACTGAAGGTAATCAACAATTATAATGTCTGGCTTGTACTGATCAATCTTTGAGTTAATTAGATTAGGGCTCATCTCTGATCCAGTATCATTTGAAATAATTTTAAATGGTGGACGCCCATCTAGATTCTTATTAGCCCACAACTTAAACTCATCATCTTCTACCCTACCAGCACTTAGTGACCTATGACTAAAAAAGCCATCTCCAATAATGGTGAAAATCCTATTACGAACCTCATACTCAGTCATCTCAAGACTGACGATCATTGGCTTGTACCCTGACTTCCATGCCTGTACCGCAAAGTACAATGCTAGCCACGACTTGCCAATTGCAGGGTACGCTAGCAAGATACCTAACTGACCCTTTGAAATTCCCATCGGTAGACAAACATCAAAGGCTCCAATACCAGTCTTAATTCCTACGTTTCCGTTTTGCGCTGAAAGTCTAGTTTGCTCAAAGTAGTTCAATGCATTGTCAACATCTGTTACGTCAATATCCCTTACCTTAGCGCCAATCCTAGACATTTTAGAAACGTCTTTAGACAGTTCCTTTAGGGCTACAGAAGCCTCATTATTATTTACTAGTTGCGCTGCTCGTCGGAGACTATTCCTTATGCTTTCATCTAGGAACGCCTGACGTAATTTATCAATATGGTAGACGGTAGGACCAGAATCAACTGGGTCAAAGTCCTTGAATCTAGTGACAATTAAATCTGAATCGGGAACCTGGCGGGTTTGGTCATAGTAGTCTTTAATAAATCCCCAGATATCTGAA